GTGGTCAATAGAGCGTCCGAGGGCGCCATCATCTTCGAAAAGAAAGGTATAGACGTCGCCGGAATGGTCTTCACCCATGACCTTCTAAGAGGGCAATCTTGGTTGTTATAGTCGAGTCCATCTATGCGAGTGATCATAGTCGCTGAATTATTTATCACGTCTATTTCAAACCTCTTATCCTTGGTGAAAATGACACACCCACCCGACGGCATGGGAGTCGACGCCACGAATTCGCAATCAGAATTCATAGACAGCGCCCGGCATATATGTTTATCTTCCAGATCCGCCCCGGGAGTCATGTGAACGTTCGTCACCTTCCGGGTCACCATGTTCAATTTACAAACAGAATCGAGACCGTCACAAAAGTAAATCTCATGACCGACGACCACGAGGTCATGGCAGAACCAGCGGTCGAGGTCGTACTCGTCTATCATCGTCCAGTCTCTCGGGTTCCAGACTTGGATGGTCGATTTCAGTTTGGAATCGGGGACCCCTAGGCGCGGGCACATGAAGAAGAACCGGTCATCCTGTACAGTCACCGCGTTTACATGAAGGTAACCGACGTTTTCACTTGGATCGATGGTCCTATGGTATATCTTAGCCTTGGGCCATAGATAGATATACTCGAGACTGTCTGGTACTAGATCACCGTCTTCATCTATACGCACCTTTATGAGTCGTTGTTGGTACGTTTCGGGTATGTACATATGGTCTTCAAAAATAGTCATCTGGTGGCACCCCGTATCGAGACCGCCTAATTCCTTTTTGAAATTGAAAATCTTACCTTTTACAAAGTAGAAAGACCAGATGCATCCCGTCAATGAGGCGTCATGGGTCGTGCCTTCTAAAAAACCAAATAGGTACACTCGGTTCCCTTTGCGTGCAATTCCAAAATAGTGCCCATCCAGAATCTTTTGGACATGGGCACTATTTTCGTCAAATACGAAGAGTCCGTCTCTGCTGCATATGAAATGGGTCATCGTTCTAAAATAAAATTTATATATTTTGATTCAGAATTTAACGGGTAGGGAGGAGGGGTGAGGGTGGTGCGTTGAAATTGCACGACACGAGATCGGGCTGGACCCATCCGAGTGCAACACCTTTGGGGTCTGTTGCGGATCGGCACTTCTGACCCACGTCTGAAGGGTCAAACATCGTAGGAGAAGGGCATGGGCTGCTAGACGAAGGCGCGCCATTCACCTTGCACGTGGGCTTGGCGTACGAAGGCTGAACAAAAGTCGAGACCGTCTTGCTGAAGCCTAGGACCAGGATCGTGAGCACAAGCGCGTGAAAAAAGAACCCCGCGCCTGTGGGGTCGCCGGCTGAGTCCGCGACCCACGACCCCAAAAGGTCACGCGTCGTACGAAAGGTTGCGGGCAAGGCTAGAAATATCCCAAAAAGGACCAAAAGTATCAGTGGGACCTTCATCTGATATTTCCCTATAAAAATATCTGGCGCTGAAAAGTCAATGGCGAGTCTGGTGACGGTACAAGGAGTCGTCGAGACTCCCTACTACGACTGGGGCGGGCGCAAATACATGGAGGTGCGTACCGATGACGGGGTCGTCTACAGGGCTAAGGTTCCTTTCCGGTACGGTCGCGTCATGTGTCGCGTGACGGGACTGAAGACTGTCCAGGAACTTGAAAAGGGTGAGAGCGTCCAAGGGCTCCTCGAACGCAAGACGTGGGATGGCGCGACGCACTACGTCATCATTTCTTTGGGACAAGCATAGACGACAAAAACACGATACCGGCGCAATAAATGAAGCTCGAGCAGCACGACGAAACCTTCACCCACAGAGGCGCATCTTCGGCCGCCGCTGGAGAAGGCGTGGCGCTGACGGGTTTCGGCTCGACCTTCGACCCACCCGGAGTCAAAGAGACCGTGTGCTCTGGCTTGGTTGTGGAGCTTTTGTACAGGACGTTGGACGTTCCTGAAGACCCCGTATAGACCACCTCGTAAAGCTGACCCTGATCATCCTTGAGGTTCCAGGCCTGAAGGCTCGGCAGATTCGTTCCTGAACTGACGGCTTGGGCGCCTTGATCTGGCCACTGCGTCATCGTCATACTGGACCACGTGTTCGGGTAGCCTGGAGTTTTGGCCGGTGCATCCATTCCCTTCGTACCCAAGTCCATGTAATTCGTCATGGACCCGGTCAGGACCAGGTCTGCGACAGAACCCGTGGAGGGCGATGGGGCGCCCGGGAAATTCACACTGATCCCACCCGTCCCCAGATCGAAACTTGCGTCGGTCGCAGGTGACGCCCCCGGGCTGTTAAAGGGCTGCGACATTTCTAATTTATATACAGAAATAAATGAGTCTGACCAGGAACGGTTACCTGTTTTCTGGTCAAGATCAGGACCTGATAAAAAAGGAGCTCACTGTTAGACCAGTGACGAATGATGCGATCGGGATTCCATCACCTTCCTTCAAGGTTTGGAGACGGACCACCGATGGCCGACTTTTGGTCCCACGGTACTTCGGCCTTGAGCGGTGCGGGCCGCCCACCAGGGATTCCCGGAGGGCCCCTGATTCTGATCGGCCTATTGGGTTTGTGGGATCGCTTGCGAAACCGACACGACAGGACGAAGCTTTCGCTGCAGGCGTTCGAGCCTTTGAAACGGTCGGAGGGGGCGTTCTATCGATCCCAGCGGGCCATGGAAAGACTGTATGCGCCCTGGCTCTTTCGGCACATCTGAAGGTCCAGACGATGATCGTCGTCCATAAGGAGTTCCTTGCGAATCAATGGAGGGACCGGATCCAGACGTTTTGCCCAGGTGCCACCATCGGACGGGTCCAAGGGGACACGTTCGATGTCGAGGGTAAGGACTTTGTGATTGCTCTTATTCAGACCATGTGCATGCGTGAATTTCCCACGGACGCGTTCGACTCTGTAGGTCTGCTCGTGGTGGATGAGGCTCATCACATCGGCGCGCCCGCCTTTTCTCAATTCATGTTCAAAATTTGCCCCAAGTACACTTTGGGGCTCACAGCCACACCCGACCGCAAGGATGGTCTGACGCGCCTCCTGTACTGGTTCTTAGGGCCCGAGTTTTTCAGGATAACGCGGACGGCCCAAAAGTCGACGCGGGTCGAGACGCTTCATTACGTTGATGAAGCGTTCAAAGAAGCGCCGCCGGTGACGCGGTTTGGGAAGATTAACATGGCCGGAATGATCAGCCAACTTACTGAAATCGAGGCGCGGAACGACATGCTTCTTCGGACGGTCCACGAGGCCCTCGCTCTCCAGAGGCGTGTACTTATTCTGAGCGACCGACGCGAGCATTGCTTCTATTTGCAAAGTAAATTGGGTGACGCCTTAAGTGGCTTGTACGTCGGCGGCATGAAAGAGGCTGAGCTGGCAAAGTCGGCCGAGAAGCGCGTGGTCGTCGCCACATTTCAGCTCGCCCATGAAGGACTCGACATTCCGGTTCTGGACACCGTCATCTTGGCGACGCCCAAATCGGACATCGTACAGTCTATAGGGCGTATTATGAGGGAAACCAAGGGGAAATTGAACGATCCTCTGATCTACGACGTGGCCGACCACTGGTCTGTTTTTCACGCCATGTACCGCAAGAGGTGCAAGGTGTATGCAGAGGGTGGGTTTCAAATGGGTCAAGGGGCACCCGAACCCGAACCCGCCGCGAAGCCAATCAACGACGGCCGGTGCATGTTCACGTGACGATGACCATGCGGTCCCGAAGGTACTTTGGCGCGAAAGACATCATATACGTCCAGTACTCCCCAGCCCCCCAAACCTCGAAGTAGTTTATATCCATACCCTGACCGGCCGCGCGGGTCACATATCTCATAAAGGGCAAGACGTGCATCTGGCTATAGTCAAACCCGCGCAAGTCGAGCTTAACAACCAAGAGACGATTGTCCGCCGCGAGGATCTCATGTATCTCCTTGGTCCCTTCAATCGTCTCGAGGCTGAATTGATCTGCATCCTCGAGCGAAACGGGTTGTTCGTTAATGAATTTAGCAGCAGAAATCTTCAAGAAAAGATGTTTCTGGTTGCTCTTGAGGCGGTGCCAGGTCATGAACGTCCTGAACTGGCCCATCCTTTCAATTTAGTTTTGAGATTTCATAGTGTCTGATAGCGCGAGTGCAAATACCCCCACGACGAAGAACATCACCAGGTAGTTGCACTCGGTCGCATCCTGTTGGGGAGCCGAGAGGTTCTTTATTGTTTCCATCTGAACGGGCGAATAGGAGGGTGGTCGGGGAGCGACCGGGTCCTCGAACGGGGCGTAGGACAGACCCATCTACTATTACTTAGGGGGTGAGATTTTTTGGGGCGGCGCCATCATGTACAGAAAGTACCCACCGCCACCGAGGACCAAAAGACCGGCCAGGATGATGAGCACGATCTGCCAGGCTTTCAGTTTCTTCGATTCATCCTCTTTAAGAGGCAGGACGTACGACGGGGCTGTCGTAAAGTCGAGAGGTCCTGCTGGCGCTGGCGCGAGTGTGAGCGGTGTGGGCGGCGCACTGACGGCTGGAAGACCGCTGACCGATATAGGAGGAGGTGCAGACACGGAAGGCAGACCCGTGACTGCTGCGGCCATTAATTTAGACTAAGAAATAACTGGAGATGAGGCACTCACCTTGCTAATCACGTCATCGACCCAGCGCTGCTGACCCTCCAGAATCTCTTGTTTGCGGGCGGCCGGTACCGCAGTCCACGTCGTACTGAACTTGGCGCTCACGGCCGGCAAAAGTCTATTCACGAGCTGGTCCTGATAAAACTGTCTGACGTCATCCGGAAGCCCCTTGAATTCAGCCAAGTCCATGATGCTCATGGGTGTCGAGGCTGTGTAGCCCGAGACGCGCGGGACGACGAGGAGGACCGCCAAGATCAGGATGAGCCCCATGAGAATGTAGTCTTTCATTTACAATTGCACCTCCTTTTTCTTTGGCTTGGGACCACGTTTCTTTGGGCCGCCGACAGACACCTCACGCGTGTCCGGGTCGCCCATGTCCACGCTCACGATGTCCGAGACGGACTCGTCGTCACCGCCACCCGGACGCGTCTGCATCGGTGGGGGCGGGCCCATCATGCCCATCAGGGACCCAAAGTCCATTCCGGGACCGCGCATGTCGCGCCGGAGGCCCTGCTGGGGTGGCTGACCCGCGCCCTCGACCGGCGAGCCAAAGCCGTTTCCACCGCCCTGAGTGCGCTGGACCGCATCGACCATGTTACGCATCAGGTCTGGGTTCTGCTTCATCACCTGGCTGACGTTCGGGACGGCCGCCTTGAACATAGAGTTGGTCAGGTGGAACATCATAGCCGAGCCGCCGACCATCATGATCAGCTTGACCTCAGGAGCCACCTGGACCTTCGTCTTGTACTTGTTGTACAGATCCTCAAACACGCCGTCGTAGTCCTCGACGTTCTCCATGGTGTTCTGGGACCAGCCGTTCAGCTCCAGGTCGAACGGATCGAACTTCTCATTCAGAAACTCAAATCCAGTCACGGCTGCGACCAGCATGCGACGCTGGAACTTGATGGAGCGCTCGACCTCGATGCTGTACGTCATGCGCTTGTACTCGGTGCGGATCTCGTCAATGTCCGAATAGATGTTCAGGCGAGCGCTCGAACTGAAGCCCTTCTTGATCAGACGGCTAATCTTGTTCAGGAGGTCAGCCTTCTCGTCCTCGATCGAGGTGTAACCCTCGGAAGGCACCTGACCGCCACCACCCTGGAACTGCTGCTGACCGTCGGGTCCCTCGGGACCCTCCTCGTACTCGTCACCCTCACCCCCATCAAACTCCTCGGGAGGAGGGGGCGCCTGGGCCGTACGCTTCCCAGGATTCATGAACATGTCCAGACCATCGTCAGGCGCAAACTGCGGCTGCGAAGGGCCGGGGGCGCGCTTCGCAAAGGGGCTCGGCCGGGACGGCTTGGCACGCAGAGGAACGGTCTTCTTGCCCGGCATCTGAATAGAAATCTCATCCATCAGGCGCGACTCGTCGTCATTCAGATTCATAGAAGGACCATCACCGCTCATGTCTATAGAGATGTCGCCCATTAAGACCTTTATAGAAATGTTCCTCTTGGCTTTAACGCGAATTAGGTGAAAGTCGGGCCGAAGGGCCGACTTTTGAAGGGGGGCCTCAGGTCGGATTTGAAAGGGACCCTTCGGGTCCCGTTCAAAAATAATATCCGCAAAAATCAAATGGCGATTAAGGTTGGAAAGATTGTGACGAATGCCCTCATCATCGGTCTGCTCGTGACCATCCTCGTGATGCTGGTCCAGGGCCAGAAGAGCCGCTACACCTGGGAGCCGGCTCCCCTCGTGACCAAGCCCGGCCCGGCCGTCCAGGCCCAGCCCGCGAGCCTGTTTGCCATCAAGCCGTCCCTGGAGTGCACCCCGGGCCCTTCCGAGAAGTCCTCGTACCTGTCGTCTGGTCTGACCCCAGGTGGCCTGTGCGGTGACCAGTCGTTCATCCACGATCAGATGCGTGACTTTGCGATTGCCGACGGCATCGGTGGCTCGCTGCTGGAGAAGTAGACCGACTCGAGGACCCACAGGGTCCTTGGGTCGTGACCCTGAAGGAACTGTGTGCCTCCCGGCCCCGCAAAAAACCTCCCTCTAAAGTAAATGTGTGACACGGAAGTCTACACAGTCCGTGTCGACTCTGCATTCGCAACTTCGAACGTGAGTTTCGTAGGGTACCTCAATATCCCCCTACGCAACGTCGTCAAGGCTGAGCTCCTGTGTGTGAGTCTCCACGGTAACGCCACTGCACCCACGACGACGAGCTCTTACTATGTACACGTGGATGAACTCAAGAGCAAGTTTCTGGACCGCACGGACCTGAAATACTCCGTGTCCGTGGCTGGTCAGACGGGCAACGTCGGCTCTTCGACCTCGACCGTCTCGAACGTCGGCTACTTGTCTCAGTCGCTGGTGTGCATCCCGGTCAGTGACGGTGCGAGCGAACACCGTACGACTTTCACTACTGGCAACTATTTTCCAGTCGAAGTCGAGTACCTGGAGCCTATCCGTCAGCTCACCAAGCTGACCGTGAGCATCTTCAACGCTGCAGGCGTCCCACCGAACATAACTCTCGGGCCGACCTTCATGACCTTCCGCTTCACCTGCGCGAAGAACAATCCGTGTTTGTACCCTAATTAATCCGGTGAAAAACAATGTTTTTCTTTAGTAGATGGACTACGTCGTGTACGTAGATTCCAACAACAGAAATCAGACACTATTTCCCAACTCAAATTCGTACACGTTGCACTTGGCGACTCCGATCAAGAATATCGTCAGGGCTGAGCTCGTCTCGGCTATGCTCCCAAGTATCAACGTGTCCCAGTTTGTCTGTCTCGACATCCTAGAGCTCAGGTCGCCTCAGAACCAGACGGCTGACGCCCTGGCCCGCTCGACCCGCTCGAACGTCATGACCGTCACGTCCAACTCTTTCAACGGCGCTTTTGCCGTCTTGCCCATCAAGGTTTCAGGAACGTACGAATTTTACAATCAAAATTATCGCATAGGAACCAAGTACCCTTACCCTATAGACACTTTGGACCGCCTGACCATCACATGGCGCCAACCCAACTCGGGCGCACCTTACTACGACCCGACGTGGAACCTGGATCTCGGTCGGAACATGTTCCTTTTGAGATTCGAAACGATCGTGGAGGATCTGAAACCCATGAGACCCATGGGCCTTCCAGACCCGGTCGAATGGGACTATTCAGGTGAAAAGAACCGCCTTTGGATCATAGCTTTCGTGGCGGTCGCAGGTCTCTTGGTCATCATGTCTATGCAGAGGGGGAAAAAGGCGGCTCTAGAGGCTTCACTTAAATCTGTGTAAAAATTAGAATGTGCGATTCGTCGATCGCCAATGGTTCCAACAGGTCTTCTCCTTCTTCTCCACAAACTCCGGTGTACACCCAACTCGCTAATGTTCAGTCGACGAGCAAGTACCGGATGAAAGTTTCGACATATAGCACGGGATTTTTCAACACATTTCAACATGGCAAGTCGGACGATATATGGGACGAATCACTGACTTCCAATGCGACCGTCACGTGGGATTCGAATCTGAGCTCCGTTCAGTGTCTGGTGAAGAGCACGCCGGGTTCCAAAGCGATTCGCCAAACGAAAAATGTTATGGGCTACATTCCAGGCCGTCCGGCTGAGTTTTCAACCGCATACTTCTGGGGAACGCCCGTGAGCGGGATCAGGAAGAGAATCGGGCAATTTGATGAAAACGATGGGTTTTTCCTCGAACAGGACGCTACGGGTGAATACAATTGCGTGATTCGAAGCTCGACGACCGGATTTGTAGTTGAAAATCGTGTAGCTCGTTCGAGCTGGAACGGCGATAAGCTCGATGGAAGCGGTCCGAGTGGTGTCATTCTGAATAAGAATGCGACGCAGGTGATCGTCGTCGACTACGAATGGTATGGCGCCGGTGCCGTAAAATTCAGTTTCGTCATCGGCGATAAGACGATCATCCTGCACACGTTCTATTCTGCAAACATTCTCACGACGCCTTGGTGTTCAACACCGTTCATTCCCATGCGCGTGGAGATTGAAAATGTGTCGTCAGTCCTGGGTGATTCCATGTTTCATTTTTCACAGTGTCATTCCAGTGAGGGCGCGTCCAACAATCTCGGAATACCCGCGAGTATATCGACGCCGATCACGGGTATCACACTGACAACCGCTAACACTTTTTACCCGGTTCTTTCGATTCGACTCAAGTCGACGAACGGGGGCCTACACGCTGTCGTCGTTCCTCAAACTCTCCAGGCGGGTACGCTCGACAACACGTTCGTGTTTTTTAAACTCGTGTTGAATACTACGTTGACCGGAGCCAACTGGACCAACCACCCCACGGCCGATAGCAGTGTTCAGTACGACGTATCATCGTCGGCATACACGGGTGGAAGAATCATCGAAGAGGGGTTTACAACCCCCGGAACCAACAACATTTCGCTCCTGAACAGAGACGCCACTGGAAATTTTCAGCTCGGCCGAACGGCGCTCGGTACAGCCAGTGACATTTTGACGCTCGTCATGGCGGCTACAAACGCAAACAAGGCGGCCATCGCCGCCCTGGGTTGGATCGAACAACGATGAAACAAAATCGAGGGCTTTAGTAGTGGATGGCGGCCAATACGGTGACGTATTTTGGTGACGTCACGACCGTCGGGAACACCACCTTGTTCCAAAACTCGACTTCCCAGGGAAATTACTCAATTTTCTCTGGAAATGTGAATCCAGCAGTGACTCAGAAGAGCAACCTCGTGGGGTTTTCGGCCATTTTCAGTTCGAACCTGAACGTCTCGACCCTGAATACGACGTCGATTTTTGGAACGGCCGGATCGGTCGGCGTCGGAACCACGTCATCTGGGTACAGTCTCGACGTCTTTGGTAACTTCTGGGCCTCGAATGCCATGACGGCCCCGAATGTCTTTGCGACCACTTCGGCCAACGTAGGCACCCTTAACACCGCGTCCATCTTTGCGACGTCTGGTCCCGGTCGCGTGGGTGTGGGGCTTTCGACACCAAGCGCGAACCTCCATGTCCAGGGTAACGTCTTTGGTTCGAACTCTCTTTCGGCGCCTGTGATCATCGCAAGCAATTCGGCCAACGTGGGCACCCTAAATACAGCGTCCATCTTTGCAACTTCAGGACCTGGTTTGGTGGGCGTAGGGCTTTTGACCCCCGGCTCGAACCTCCACGTGGCCGGAAACCTCTTCGGCTCGAATGCTCTGACGGCCCCTGTCGTCAACGCGAGCACCTCGGCCAACATTTCAGCCCTAAATACAGCGTCCATCTTTGCAACTTCGGGCCCCGGTTTGGTGGGCGTAGGGCTTTTGACCCCCGGCTCGAACCTCCACGTGGCCGGAAACATCTATGCCTCGAACGCCCTGACGACCCCCGTCGTCCTTGCGAACGTGGCCAATGTGGCAACCATGAACGTCTCACAGATTTGGCGCGCGTTCGGAAACACCGTGGGGTTCGGTACGTCTGTCCAGGGTGCAAACGTCCAAATC